CGAATGGTTCAAGGTCCAGCCCGAGGACGACGAACTGCGGGAACTGTCCGAGGTCCAGGACTACTGCGAGCACGGCGCCGACCAGGTGCGCAACGCCTTCCTGAAATCGAACGTGTACCCCACGCTGGTCAACGCCTACCGCGACATGGCGCTCTACGGCACGCAGGCATTCTCGGTCGTCGAGGACCGCGAAGACGACATCCGCTGCTTCCCGTACCCGATCGGCAGCTACATGGTCGCCGGCGACTCGGCGCTGCGCATCACGCTGATCCTGCGCATCGTGAACATGACCGCGGCGCAGATCGTCGCCGACTACCCGCGCGAGAACATCTCCAGCCAAGTCCTGTCCTACTTCGATTCGCCGTCGGGCGGCCAGAAAGAGACCTGGTGGCCCGTCGTTCAGGTGATCCACCCGAACACCTACTACGGCTCGCTGGCGCACAAGTTCAAGCGCTGGGTCAGCGTCCACTACGAGCTGAACACCTACGCCGTCGAGAAGGGCGAGGGCAAGCTGCTGCGCCGCTCGGGATTCAACGAGAACCCGATCATCTGCAGCCGCTGGGACATCACCGGCGAGAACTTCTACGGCAATTCCCCGGGCATGGATTGCCTGGGCGACGTGATGGGGCTGCAGCTGCTCCAGAAGCGCAAGAGCGAGGCCGTCGACAAGATGGTCAAGCCGCCGATGATCGCGTCGCCCGCGATGGCCAACCAGAAGATGAGCATCCTGCCGGGCGACATCACCTATGGCGACATGAAGGACGGCTCGATGGGCTTCAAGCCGGCGTTCGAGATGAAGTTCGACATCGAGCACGTGCTTGAGGACATCCGCGAGCATCACGATCGCATCGAGGACGCGTACTACAAGAAATTGTTCTTGATGATCAGCGAGAGCGACCGGCGCCAGGTCACCGCCGAGGAGATCAGGGCCAAGCAGGAGGAGAAGATGCTGGTGCTCGGCCCGGTGCTTGAGCGCAGCAACAACGAGCTGTTCAAGCCGTTGATCCAGCGCACGTGGAACATCCTGCGCCGGAAGGGCAAGATCCCGGCACCCCCCGAGGTCCTGCGTGGCAAGACCCCGGGCTTCCACTTCGAGTCGATCCTGGCCCAGGCTCAGCGCATGCTCAAGATCGCCTCGCTGGACCGCTGGAACAATTTCGTCAGCAGCCAGATCGCGGTCGATCCCAGCGCCGGCGACCTGATGAACCGCGATGAGATGAACCGCGAGTACGGCGAAGATCTCAGCGTTCCGCCCAAGTGCATGAACAGCGACGAGGACATCCAGAAGATCCGTGAGCAACGCATGAAGACCCAGCAGGCGCAGCAGATCGCAGCCAACGCGAAGAACCTGGCGCCGGCCGTAGCCGCCCTGGGACAGACCGCAGGAGGTGGTGCGCCTGACCTCAGCGGCATCTCCAAGGCGATCGGGCAGCCCGGATGAGCGAGAACCCCGATGATCTTCCGGAGGACACGCTGCCGACGGCTCAGGGCTTCGAGCCGCCGCAGCCCAACGCGGCCGACACCAACCAGATCGAGGTCTCGGTCCTGCAAGCCGGTCGGCGCCAGGATCAGGAGAAGCTGGATCTGACCGCGATCCTGACCAGCGTGCACGGTCGCCGCTTCGTCTACCGTCTGCTCGAAATCTGCGACATGCTCAGCATCGCCGACAGCGATCCGATCATGATCCAGCGCGCGGAGGGTCGTCGCTGGGTGGGCGCTGAGATCCTGAAAATCCTGGCCAGCCACTCGCTGGCGACCTACCCGGAGCTGCTGCTCGAACGCGCGGCACAGGCCAAGATCGATGAGCAGGAACGGCAGGTCGCGTTGCATAAACGCACCAAGGATCAAGAAAACGTTGACTAATTGAACGCCTGCGTCTAGAAATACCACCACCACACCCAGACATGCCAGACGCAACCACCATCACGCAGCCCCCGAGCATCACCACCACGGTGAAGATCGACGCACCGCGCGACACGTTGCCGCTGGCCGCCAATGATCCGTCCCGTCAGGCTGCACCCGCCACACCGCCCGCCGGCCCGACGCCGGTCGTTGCTCCGGGCGCCACCACGCTGCCAGCCGGGTCGACCGCACCTGGTGCCGATGCCGCCAAGGCCGCAGCGGACGCGGCAGCAGCGGCCAAGGCTGCGGAAGCGGCCAAGACCAAGACGCCCGATCCGGCCGTCGATCCCAACGCGCCGCCGGTGCGCAAGACCCTGATCGACGAGACCGTCACCGCGCCGCCCGAGGTCAAGAAGGCCGAAGCGCCGCCGGTCGTCGTCGATCCCAACGCGCCGAAGTACGACCTCAAGGCGCCCGAGAAGTCGCTGCTCACCGCGGACGACCTCAAGGCGATCGAGAACTACGGGCGCGAGCACAAGCTGGCCCCCGAGGTCGCCCAGCTCCTGGTCAATCGCGAGTCCAGGGTCGTCGAGCAGGTTCGCGCCGCCACCCAGGTCGAAGCGCGCGCCACGCTGAACAAGATGTACGATGACTTCGAGTCCCAGGCCGCCAAGGATCCCGACCTCGCCGGCCCCAAGTTCGCCGCCGCGAAGGCACTGGCGAACCGCGCCCTCGTCAACATGCCGCACGTGACCAAGCTGCTCAAGGGCAGCCCGTACGGCTCCGATCCAGCGGTCCTCAAGGATCTCGCCGCGATCGGCAAACTACTCCAAGAAGACAAGCCCATCGAAGGGCAATCTCACACGGCCACTGATCTCAGATCGGCCGGTGAGCGCTGGTTTGGCACGAAATGACCACTTCCTTCCTAGGAACTCACCATGGCTACTGCCCTCGCCTCTGGCGTTGATACCCTCCTCAACTGGACCAAGGGGCGCGATCCGGACGGTAAGGCTGCCGACATCATCGGCATCCTGAACCAGTCGAACGAGATCAACCAGTACATGCTCTGGGAAGAGAGCAACGGCGCGCTGATGAATCGGACCACGGTGCAGGTCCTGCTGCCGACCGTCTCCAGCCGCCAACTCGGCGCCGGCATCGCGACCTCGACCAGCCGCGTGGCACAGTTCGACGATGCGATGAGCATCCTCGACGTGTTCAACGAGGTCGACATCAAGATGGCCGAGCTCAATGGCGAGGTCGGCGCCTACCGCCTGCGCATGGCGATCCCCTACTTCGAGGCGCTCAGCCAGAAGTTCAGCGGCCTGCTGTTCTACGGCAACTCGACCCAGACCACGTCGGACTTCTACGGCCTCTCGAGCCGCTACCCGACCGTCAACAGCGCCAACGCGGCCAACGCCCAGAACGTCCTGGATGGCGGCGGGACCTCGACCGTCAACGCCTCGATGTACCTCATCGGCCTGGGCACCAAGAGCCTGACCGGCATCTTCCCGCGCGGCATGGCCAGCGGTCTCCAGCACCGCGACTGGGGCCAGCAGATCGCCCAGGTCACCGCCGGCTACGCGGCCACCATGCTGCCGGTCTACCGCGACCAGTTCACCTGGAACTGCGGCATCGCGCTGAAGGACTGGAGGCAGTGCGTCCGCATCGCCAACATCGACACGACCAATCTGACCAACGAGAACAACGCCGCGGATCTCATCAAGCTGATGACCAAGGCGCTGTACCGCCTGCCGTCCATCAGCATGCCGGCCTCGACCACCGGCAACCCGATGACCTCGATCCCGATCTCGGCGCGCAACGTCTGGGTCTGCAACCGCACCATCCGCGAGATGCTGCACATCCAGGCCGACAACAAGCGCAACAACACCCTGACCTGGGGTGAGATCTTCGGGCTGAAGGTGCTCTTCCACATGGGCATCCCCATCCTGAACAGCGACCAGCTCCTCAGCACCGAGAGCCAGGTGACCTGAGTCATCTCAGGCACCGACCAGACCTACCCCCACGGAACCTTCCGGAGCTCCTGCCATGGCCATCCTCGACGCGAACACTCAGCTGGCCACGGCCTTCGCGCCCACGACCGGCACCCAGTACCCGAGCGTCTACCTCGACACCGGTGCACTGGATGACTGGGGCATGGGCAGCGACTGGATCTGGTACATCCAGCTGGCCGCGACCTTCACGGTCGGCACCAGCCTCGACCTCCAGCTCCAGGGCAACAACACCGACCCGACCTTCGCGGCCGGTACCAGCGTGATCATCCTCGACACCGGGGTCATCGCCGAGGCCAGCCTGCTGATCAACGCCGAGTTCAAGATGAAGGTCCCGCGTGCGTTCATCTACGCCAATGCGCAGCTGAACCTCAACAACTACCGGTACATCCGCATCAAGGCCATCAGCGTCGGTACCCACTCGACTGGCAGCCTGAACTCCTGGCTGACCAACGACGCGATGCAGGACAACCTGCCGCTGCCGATCGGCTACACGGTCAAGTAGCCCTCCCTGCCTTCGTCGCCTCACCCGGAGCTCGTCATGCCCAGGAAAGTCAAAGAACAGGAGCCCGCCACCCCGACCATGTCGACGGCGGTGCTCAACGAGCAGAACGACTCCATCCGGCAGTCCCCGGCGCCCCAGGCCAAGCCCCCGGTCGGCGACACCGATGGGCGCCTGGCCGCGCTCGAGGCCGAGAACCAGAAGCTCGTCGGCATGCTCAAGGAGATGCTGGCGCGCGACGAGGCTCGTGTGGCGGCCGAGGCCAAGAAGGTCAGCGACGAGGCTGCCCGCGTCGCCGCCCTCCCGCCGCCCGAGTGGACGATCGAGGTCGAGGCCTACAACCAGGGCACCTACCCCGAGCCGGGCGCCATGCATGCCTGGCTGCGCAATCCCGGCGACCGCTTCCGGATCAAGAATAAGGACCACTTCCGCGAGGAATGGATGCGGATGCCCGGCGCCGCCATCCCGAACCTCAAGAGCGACATCGTCGGCCACGGCCCTGGCTTCACCCCCGGCGTCGGCATCCCGCTGACCGGCGTGCACAACCAGGTGAAGGATCCCCTGGCGGCGATCAACGACGCGACCCGCGCCGCGATGGCCCGCTAGGAGTCACCGGGGCGCCTCACTGTGGAGTAGCCCGTGACGACCGTCCAGCTCAGCGATCTCTCAATCTCGAACATGGCGCTGAACCGCATTGGTTCATCCCAGAACGTCAGCTCGTTGACCGGCGCGCCCAAGTCGAACGAGATGGCGCAGCTTCAGTTCTGGTACTACTTCTGCCGGGATGCCGAGCTCACCGACTGGCCGTACCCGTTCGCCATGCTCTACGTGGCGCTCAACCAGGTGGGCGGCCCGACGCCGACCGTAGGAGTTCCGGCGACCCCAGAGTGGATCTACAGTTACCGGTACCCCTCCGACTGCCTGGCCGTGCGGCGCATCGTCTGTGGCAACATCGTTGCCCCGCCGCCCATCATCCCGCCGATGACGGGCATCCCCAGCAACGCCGGTTACCAGTCCCTGGCCTTCGCTCGCCAGGATGGTGATGCGAACCCCTGGCCGTTCGAGGATGGCGTCGACAACGTGGGCCGGCTGATCTACACCGACGCGCCCAACGCCTGGATCCGCTACACCACCCAGCAGCAGAATGCCGCGGTCTTCTCGTACGACTTCGCCAACCTGCTGGCCTTCCGCGTGGCCGTCGAGCTCTACGCGCTGTGCCGGGATGCCAAGCGCCGCGAGGAGAACATCAAGCTCTACGAGTTCTGGAAGGCGAAGGCGAGGGGGCAGATGTTGAATTCGCAGCAGAACTCGCAGCCGCAGGTGGACTACAATTCCGAGTTCGTGCGCGGTCGCTACAATGGCTGAATCCGCCACCCTCCGACAGTCCAGCTTCTCGGGCGGGTTGCTCTCCCCCCAGCTTCTCGGCCGCGTCGATCTCCAGAAGTACCAGTCCGGTTTCGCCGTCCTGCGCAATTTCCTGGTCGTGCGCAATGGCGCGATCGAGAACCGCAGCGGATCGGTCTACGTCGCGAACGTGAAGAACTCGGCCAACCAGGTGCGCCTGGTGAAGTTCGGGATCTCGACCAACCAGGAACTGCTGCTCGAGATGGGCAACCTGTATCTGCGCTTCTATCTCAATGGTGCGCCCATCGGACCGATACCGATGAATGGTCTGTTTCCGGCCGCTGCGTGGTCGAGCCTGACGACCTATCAGGTCGGGACCGTGGTGTCATCGGGATCCAACTACTTCCAGGCCAAGGCGGTCAACACCAACGTCACCCCATCGCCGACATTCAATGCGACCTGGGCGCTCCTCCTGCAGAACCCGTGGAACAGCGGACAGGCCTACACGCCTGGGATGATGGTCCTGTACGCCGGGGTCTACTATCTCTGCATCGCCAACACGACCAACAATGCACCGCCAAATGCGACCTACTGGTATGCACAGCCGAGTGCGACGGTCTATGAGCTCCCGACGTCCATCCCGCAGGCGGCCCTGGCCACCCTGACGGTTGCACAGATCCAAGACCAACTCTTCATTGCGAACCAACTCTTCCAGCCGCAGCAGTTGACCTATTCACTGCTTCAACTGTGGACCATGGCTGCATTCACGCCCACCACCGGCATCGCGGCACCGACTGGCGTCAACGTGACGAACTCACTGGTGGCAGGCAATGCACCAAGCGCTGTCACCGCCGTTGGTGGTGATGTCACGCTGCAGCCACCCGATCAGTATGTGGTCTCGGCCTACCTGCCGATCGCGTCCTACCTGCCATTGAGCCCCATCGCCATCAGCACGGTCGGCCAGGCCGATGCGGCAAACAATGTGGTCATCAGCTGGACGAATAACCAGCCGGAAGCCACGGGGTTCTACGTCTACAAGCTGAACCACACCACCGGGCAGTTCGGCCTGATGGCCAATGTCGCTGGCGGCATCACGACGACGTTCACCGACACCGGCATTCCCCCGAGCACCCAGCCGCCGCCAGGCCCTGGTTACGTCACTTATGACTATGTGATCACCGCTGTCAGCTTGGCGAGTGGAGCAGAGGGGTTCCAGAGCAACGCGGGTGTGATCACCACGCTGCCGCCGAACGGAAGTTACCCGAACGCCATCTCATGGAATCCCGTGACAGGAGCCGCATCGTATAACATCTATTCGATCGTGAATGGCATCCCTGGTTTCATCGGATCATCGGTGATCACCTCTTTCAATGACACCGGCATCACGCCGAATACCGCCAAGCAGCCGCCCGCCCAGATCCCGCTGTTCTCGACGCCCAACGACTACCCAGCCGTAGTCGCCGCCATGCAGTCGCGCCTCCTGTTCGCCAACACCTTCAACGCCCCGCAGACCGCGTGGGGCAGCAACATCACCGACTACCACAACTTCACCAACTTCCTGCCCGTCACCGATGCCATGGCCTTCAGCTTCACGCTGACCGGCAATGAGCGCCAGTTCATCAACGGCATCATCGACATCGGCAAGATGGTGATCCTGACCAGCGGCGGCGAATATGTGGCGCCCGGGAATGCCTTCGGCGAGGTGACGGCAACCGCCACGGCGTGCCAGCGCAACGGAACGTCCGGCGCCGCGCTCGTCTCGGGCTTCGCCATCGGAATCACGGCCATCTACGTCGACTCGGCAGCGAACATCATCCGCGATCTCCGCTATTCGATCTACACCACCACCTATGCCGGCAAGGACACCACGCTCTACGCCCCCCAGCTCTTCGAGAACAACACCATTCTGCAGATCGATTGGCAGAAAACATGGAACTCCATCGTCTGGTGCGTGCAGACCAAGGGCGCGCTGCTGGGCATGACCTACATAATGGACCAGGAGATGTGGGCGTGGAGCGCGCACGACTTCTACCTGGGAATCGTCGAGCAGGTCTGCTGTGTGCGCGAGGGTCCGGCAGTGACCGTCTACCTAGTCGTGAACCGCACCGTCCTGGGCGCCACCCAGCGCACCATCGAGCGTCTGGCCAACCGGGAGTTCGCCGATCTCCAGTATCTCACCGACGCGATCTTCACCGACTGCAGCATGACCTATGACGGACGCAACACGTCGGCGACCACGGTCACCAGCTCGACCGCCGGGACCTGGACGCCGAACGATGTCATCACCCTGACCTCGAGCGTGGCGGCATTCGGGACGCTGAGCGTCGGCAACGCCGTGGTCCTGCGCGAGATCGCCAACGGCACGCAGCTGATGCCGATCGACCCGACGACCGCGAACGCCAACACCATCCCCGCGCCGTACCCCATCGGCTGGGTGATCGACCAGGTGGTCTTCACGATCATCGGCATCACCAGCACGAGCATCGTGACCTGCACGCCGAGCAAGAACGTCCCGACCTGGGCGCAGGGCATCGCGCTGACCACCTGGGGCCTGATGGCCAACACCTTCTCGGGGATGACCCAGCTCGCCGGTCTGGCGATCAGCGCTCAGGGCGACGGTGCCGTGGTGGCCAACGCGCTGACGGACGCCACGCCGACCGTGGTCAGCAACGCGGGCGTCTTCACTACCACCAGGAACTACCTCGTCCTGACCGCCGGCCTACCGATCATCGGCCAGGTGCAGACGCTCCCGCGCGATAGCGGTGGCCGCACCGAGACACTGATGAACAAGGAGCAGTTGATGGTCGAGGCCGCGGTGATGTTCTACAACACCCGCGGCGGCTACTGGGGTCCGGACTTCCAGCACCTCTATGAATGGGATCAGCGCGGCATACAGTTCGAGCCCATGGGACAGGCCCCGGCACTATTCACGGGGCGCGCGCTCATCCCGCTGGCGGGTGCTTGGCAGGACAGCGGCCAGGTGTGTTTGCAGCAGACCGATCCATTGCCCATGTCGATCAGCGCCATCGCTCCGACTGGCTATACAGCGGAAGGGTAGGGTACTCCAATTTCAGACACGGCCATGATGAGTGATGGTCTTTCCGGCGTCGCCGGTGCGGCTCAGGCCTACTCGGCCGGCCAGCGCAACAAGGCCATCGACACCTTCAACGCCAACAATGCGCGCATCCAGGCGGATCAGGCCATCAGCGCCGGCGGCTTCGAGGCCGGCAACCGCGAGATCCGCGGCGAGATCGTACGTGGCGCCGAGCAGGGCGCTGCGGCCGGCGGCAACACCGTGGCAACCGCTGGCACCAATCGCACCGTCCAGGCCGGCACCACGGCCACCAGTCGTATGGACCAGATGATGTTGGAGATCAACGCATCGCGCGCTGCTTTCGGCTATCAGGTCAAGGCCGCCAACATGGACTTCCAGGCCAAGCAGGCTGGCGTCGCCGGCAACGAAGCCGCCCTGGCTGCGCTCATCAAGAGCGGGGCAGCCGAGGAGCGGGATGCAGATCCGAATTACAAGGGGCGCGGTTCCACCGGCCAGGTCTACGCGGACAACAGCAACGGCGGTGGCGGGTCAATCTTCGACAGTCAGGTGTAGCCCATGCCCGGCCAACAGCCCGAAGATCAGATCCCGACCGTAGCCCCGCAGGTTGAGCCCAACGCGGAGTTGACGGCGAACGTTCCTCTATCCACGCCCATCAGCGGCGCGATCGAAGAGTCCGCGTCCATCCAGCAGCGCATGGCCTACTGGAAGGCCCACGCCACCGCCGTCGACGCGCAGACCCAGTTCCAGGCCCTCGACAACGAGAAGCTCTACGACCCCAAGGGCGGCCTGCTGAGCCAGAACCTGGGCAAGGATGCCGGTCCAGCGGTCGAACAGACGATGGCCGACTATAAGGCCAAGCAGAGCGAGATCGCCGCGCAGCTCCCCAGCGCGATGGCCAAGGCGCAGTTCATGCGCTCAAGCAACGAGCACCTGAACATGGTGCAGCGCCAGGGATTCGTCTACGAGCGCAACCAGTACAACAAGTGGGACGGCGAGAACGTCACGGCCAGCGTGAAGATGTCGCAGGAAGCCGCGCTGAACACCTACGACCTCCCAGCAGATCCGGCGCAAGGCGATCCGCTCCAGCACCAGGTCGACAAGCAAGTGGCGCTGATCAAGGACTACGGCGAGCGGTCCGGTCAGCCCCAGGCGCAGATCGATCTCAACATCGCCAACGCCAAGAGCGCGACCTACGCCGCCGTGGCCGAGGATGCCATCAACACCGGGAAACTCGACTACGCCAAGCAGTTGATGGACACCCACGGGCAGGAGATAGAGCACTCCCAGCGCCGGATCCTCCAGGGCGCAGCGAAGAACGTCGAGGTCGACGCCACCACCAACGAGCTGTTCGGCGAGTTCACCCAGCCAGATGACAAGGGCAATCCGGCCACCAGGTCGACCTACTTCGACACCCTCGAGGAAGCCCGCAAGAATGATCCACGCTTCGAGGGCGCCGAAGGCCTCAGGCTCTACAACAAGGTCGCCGAGCAGGGAGAGCGTTACTTCAGCGTCAAGGACCAGCAGACCATGGCTCAGCAGAAGGGGATCATGGACGACGGCGTCAAGGCGATGAACCAGGGCATCAAGCTCCAGGACGCCGTGCCAGCCACCAAGTTTCAGCAACTCACCGGCGATCAACAGGACCAGCTGATGCGCCGGCAGGACCAGATCATCAAGCTGACGATGCCCCAGGATGGCAGCCCTGCCTACTACCTCGCACGCGAGCGCATGGCGGCGGACCCCGACGGCGGTTCGACCCAGGACTTCTCCCCCATCCGGTCGAGCATGTCGGAAGCGGACTACAACCGTCTGGAGATGGCGAAGGTCGAGGCCATTGCGCGCAAGACCTCAGACGCCACCAAGTCGCCAAGGAACACCCCCGACGCCATCCGGGAGCGCGTCTCAAGCGAGATCCTTTCCGAGCAAGGCATCAATCCCAAGATCGACTACCAGAACAAGGAGAACACGCAGCGCGTCGTGTCCTACAAGAACATCCTAGATCGGGAGATCGAAGCCCAGGAGCAAAAGGAGAAGCGCCCGCTGACCTACGGCGAAGTGACCGAGCTCGGCAAGCAGGTCGCCCTGCAGTCGGCCTACCGTGATGCCACCGGCGCTACATCACAGAAGGCGCTCTTCGATGTTCCTGGCGCCACGGACTTCGCCTTCTCGACGACGCAGATCCCGGACGCTGACCGCACGACCATCGCTGCCGGACTGGCCAAGCGCGGAGTGTCGTTCCAGACGCAGGCCCAACGCGATGAGGCGATGATCAACATCTACAACCGTTCGAAGACCATGAAGGCGCAGAAGGCCAAGGCTGCCACCCCGACGAAACCCAAGGGTGAAGAACCGCAACCCGGCGATTCCCCCTATGATGCGAACAATCCTGCGCCGGCAGGAGGCTGATCATGGGCACTGATTTCGATGTTGCCACGGATCAGTACCTAGCCGATGCCGGTCCCAAGCCACCCGTGCAGCAAGATGCAGCACCCAGCAGCACTCCGCAGCAGACTGCAGCACCGCCGACCCCGCCGGGAACCACCCCGACCGACTTCGATACCGCGATCGACCAGTACGCATCCGCACAGGAGGTCCGACTGCGCTCCAGCCTCCTGGCGGCATCGCAGAAGTCCCCGGATCAGCATGCCAAGATCCTGGACCTCTCGAACCGCACCGGCCTGTCGCCCGGCCTGGTCGATGGCAACGAGGCCAAGGTCGAGGACATAGCCCGCGCCAAGGCCCTTCAGGGGATCAACGTTCCGGAGCTCCAGCGGGATCACCCAGATCTGCTCAACTGGCTGAGCCAACCCAACAACGCCGGCATCGCCAAGAACGATGTCCCGGTGCTGACCACGCTGTCGCACATCACCCAGCAACTCGCCAATCCGGACGGTGATGCTCTGGGCGTCCTGCCCGAGGGATTCCTGTTCTCGCATGGCAAGATCATCGAGCCACAGGGGGCGAACGCTCAGCAGTATGACACGATCCAGGACCTTCAGGATCGCCTGCGCGAGAAGGGCAACAACGAGCTCGCCAACGAGGTCAATCTTCAGGCCAACCGTGGCGTCTACGATACCCTGGCGAAGGCCGGTCTGGGCGACATCGGCGCCGGATTCCTGTCCGAGGGCGAGCGGTTCCTGAAGCTCGTTCACCAGGGCCCGTACCCCACCGGAACCACCGCCGACTACACCGGCATCCTCTCGGCGCAGGAGTCGCCAGGCGTCTGGGGCGACGTCAAGCGCGCGATCGGTGGCCAGGTCGCTACCCTCCCGCTGATGCTCGCCGGCGGCCCGGTGGGCAAGCTCGCCGAGGGCATCCTGCGGGCCCGGCGCGCCGAGTCGCTGTTCACGCCGTTCGTCGGCGCGCGCATCGCCAAGTACCTGAGTACCGAAGCGCTGCCGGTAGCCGCCACGATGGCGCCCATGGCTGCGGTCAGCGGTGCCGAGACCGCGCAGGAGCATGGCATCGTTCCAGGTGCCATGGACGCTCTGCTGAACACCGTCATCCCAGGAGCGTTCGGCAAAGTCGGTGTTGCCAAGCACTTGCTTGGTGACGCCGGCGAATCAATCCCTGCCGGCGCGCTTGAAAAGATCCGCACCCCGCAGATCGATGCCATCGACAAGCAGATCGTGCTGGAACGCGGCTGGGG